ATCTTTAGGTTCTGCAGTCTCTTCAGATGCATCGGTGTCCTTCTGCTCGGTTGCTGCTGTTGCCTTTTCTTGTTGTTCCCTATGAAACTTAGATAATTCACCTTTAGCAAATGCTTCAACTTCAGCATCATCTTCTCCTCTATCCTTTTTATAAGGATTTGGATTAGGCATTTTAACTTTAGTTTCTTCAGAAACTTTTTTTTCTTCTTCCATTATTTTTTACCTCTTTGGTTGAGTGCCTTATGGATAAGGGTAGCTCTAAACTATGTAGTTTGTGGGCTAGTCATATTACCTTGACTAGGTGGCACGTTATCATCTTCTTTGATTAAGGATCTAAAATTATCTATAGATCCAAATTTCTCTGCAACTAATTTAGCTGGAAGTATAACAGTTGGTTCTTTACGACCCATGCCTGGAAATAAATCTTCGCCAAATACTTGCGAGAGAACTCTCTTAAAAGATGGTGTTAAATGAATATCTAAAATTCGTTTATCATCATCTTTTAAATTTTGTAAATTTATCTGTGGTTTAGCTTGTGTAACAGGTTTTGCTTCTACCGCTTGTTTAGGTTGTGTAACTTGTTGTGGTTCTAGCCTACCTATTTCTGGTGCTTGTGGTACTTTAGGTCTATTATTAAGTGAACCCGTTGTACTCATCATTGGTTTACCTGTTGCGTCTATTGCCATTAAAAACTCCCCATTTCATCTGAACCACCTGGTCCTGTAGAACCTGGTGAAGTATCTTCCTGACTACTACTATCACTATCACTACTTCCACCATAGTAATCAGCAGTTATTGCCCCTTGATCTTTTGACATTATGCCAGGTACATCTCCCCCACCTTCATCTTCTGCATCAAATACTGTACCAGGTTTTAAATCGTCTCTTGTGTAAGTTGGACCTGCAGAATAATCTGTATATGCGTCATAGTCACCATATGTTTCATATTCTGTTTGCATTCCTGTCATTTTATTTTCATAATAATCCGTTTCAAAATATTCTTCAAGAATATTCTGTCTTTGATATTCTGAATATTTATTTAAACCTAAAGTAAATAAATTTGTTATAGGATCAGCTGTTGGTACATTAAAACCTAATGAAGATGCTAATCCTAAATTTTTATTTACAGATCTAAATGTTCCTGTTACATCTGCAATAGTAGAAAATTTATTATATTTTTTACCTTCACTTTCACCTAAACCTTTTGATATATCATCAACAATAGAATCTCTTATACTAAATTGTTTAAATTCTTTTGTATAATCTGTAGAAATTGTTTCTCCATCATCACTACTGTCTCCCATAATATATTTTTTAATAGCATTAAGTTGTGTTGATAAAGGATCATCTACAGTTGTATTTTGTGTAGCAGGTGAATCATCAAATTGAAATCTATTAATTGCCTCACCAATTGTAAATACTTTTGATGAACCTATATCTCTTTGATTTGTTACAACTTCAGATTTAAATGAAGCATTACCTGCTTCATCATAAGTCATAACTAATTGTGTAGCCTGCCTTGCCATACTAATTAATTTTACTGTTCTTGTTCGCTTGTTCTAGGTGTAGTAGTTGGCGAAGCAAAGCCAGCTTCCCCTGGCATCGGAATATTGCCTGTTCCGATGTTGCCACCTCCATTTCCTGTTGGATCTGTTGGCGAAGCTCCTGGAGGTACTCCTGGGTTCGCTTCCATAACACCTTGTTCTCCAGCAGCGGCTGGATTGTTTTGAGTTCCATTTGCAGCTCCCATTATGTGTGCGTATATAGCTGCTTTCTCTGGATCATTAATAACCTGTTCAGGATCAATGTCTAAAGTTTTAGCAACTTCTTTTAGTATTGTGTGCCATTTAACAAACGGTGCAAGTGATGGATTAGCACATGTTTGCATAAATGTTGTTAATCTTTGTGATCTAACTTCTTTTTGCATTAAAGATGAAGTTCCTCTTGCTTTAATAGCTAAGTCACCTTTTATCTCTGGAACATCATCACTAAATTGCATATTCCAAAAAAAGAAATTTTCACCTAGGGGCTTTAATAAATAGTCATCAATATTTTTTATTACTGTTTTAATACTTAAAGCTGCAGCTCCCATTAACATTGACATTCCTGCTGCAGTTCTTGTCATACCACTAACACCTGTTTGACCATGTGAATAGGATGGTATTCCAGTAGCCTCATCAGCTAGTTGTCTAAATCTATCAAACATCATCATATTTTCCTGTGTATTATTTGGAAACTTTAATGAGTTAATAGCTGTTCCTGGTTGACCACTTTGTCTTCTAAATATTTTACCAGGAAATATTTTCATATCTTGTCCTGGAACTAATTGAGTTTCATCAACATCAAAAACTAAATTACCTGATAATGCTAAATTATCAATTGCCATTCTTGCATGGCCATTCATAATTTGCTGTGAGTCTTCCATATTTTCTGCAACTCCAATACCAAAAAATTGATAAGGATTTAATTCATAAGGACAAACTGTAAAAGGTATTCTTGTAGGTGTAAATGGATTTTCAACCATTCTTAAAACTTTATTACCACATATCCAAGCATTAATATTTATAATTTCATTATCAGTTTCAATTCCACACTGATTAGCTAAATCTTTATTAACAACTCCCCAGTATTCTAATACTTCAAATCTATTTTTATATATTTGCTCTACAGTTTCTCTGTCGTATAATGATGACTCATACCCTCTAACTTGATAGTTAGGACCTTCTTTTAAACAATCATCAATCATTTCAGAGTCAAATAATGGCATATGTCTTAAGTCAGAAAATTGTTGTCTATTTAATGAATGCCTTTGAATAACATAATCACAATCTTCTAAACTAGTTGCATTAGGATCAGGATAAAAATTCCAACATGAAACAGCTTCTAATTTAGGAACTGTTTTAACTTTTTGCATGTAGATCTGTGCATCTTCTTCTTTTGTAAATGAATGATATCTTTTTTCAGAAGTAAATGGACCTTTTAAAATACCAGTTCCAAGTAAGCACATTTCAAAAAAGATATGTCTTAAAGTTGTAATAGCTTGTGTTTCTTCTAATTGATCATGGATTAATTTTTCCATTTTTTCTGCTGCTAATTTAGCAGGTTCAATTTGTGGCATGCTTTTTAAATCAGGAGCAGCACCTTGATCAAAACCTAAGTTTTCATATTCCTGTGCTAAATTTTTCATTAGCATATCAGCTGTAGCACCAGGAGGAATTTGCTTATTATCACCATTAAATCCATATGGATCTTGAGGTGGCTGTGGTGGTTTTGGTTTTAAATGTGCGTATTCAGGTGTATCTTCAGGAACAGGTGTTGGTTCTATTCCTATAGGAAACTTACCCTGAGAAAATAAAACTTCTATAATCTGACCAAAAGCTGCTAAAACTTTTGTTTTAGTAACTTTAACAAATACTCTTGATTTTTCGTTTTCACGAAAAGCCATTTCAGGTCCATATAATCCTCTGTAGTTTCTATAAGACTTTAACCATCTTTTTTCATCAAAAATTTTTGATGTTTCTGATTGTTGAAACTTTTGTCTTACGTGACCTACAATAGGAGATGACTCACTGACTTTGTCAGTATTATTATTTTTACTGTCTTCGTACATTAGCTTTTATTAATCTTTATCTTTTTTTAAAGATTGCTTTAAAAGAAATTTCATATTACCACCTAGTAGCTTTTTGCCAAGTGGATCTTTTATAATTTCTTGAAATTTTTTAAATACACCAATAGGTTTACCTAAAACACTAGCAACTTCAGATGATTTACTTTCATCTGGATGTTTATTAGCATAGTCTTTACCATTAATATTTTTCATAATTATATATCCTTAGTAATCTCTTTCTTCAGCCATTCTAAAAATTGCTGGATCTACTTTTGATTTAGATTTACCTTTCTTATCATTACCATCTCCAGACATTGCACCTTGCATTACTTTAGCATTTGGATCGATTGCCATTGGCTCATTTGGAGCTTTTGGTGTATCAGGTGCTAATTCTCCATGCATGTATCTTTTCATCATTTGGGTTTTCTCCTGTTAGTTTTTTTCTTTTTCTTTTTTTTCTTTTTAGTACCTGCATAAATTACAGGTATAAAATTACTCTTAGGTCCAAGACTCATTAATAGTCTTTTTCATCAGCCATCTTAAACAATGACTCTTGAACATGCTCTGCTCCAGATTTACTTGGAACATCTGGATCATATTCAAACTCTTGATACTTCTTAGGTGCATGTTGAGAAAAGTCAATATTAGTATGTTCCCTGTTTGGCTGTTTGCCATCAGGACCATCACTTAATTGACCTTGCTTAACTTTTGCTTTTGGATCAAATTTAGTTTCCATGTTGTCTCCTATAATTTAAGTTTTTTTATTGCTAAAACATTCTTGGTAGGTATGGTTGTATAACCACCGCCTTGTTTTATATCTCCATTATCTTCAAAACTAAAATCTGCCATTACAACTGTTGTTGTTGAATTTTCATTTATCAGCCACCCAACACTACAGCATATTGCTGTTTTAGATTTTTTGATATCAATTAGATCAGTCCAATTAGTTTCACCAATAATGTCTTCCCAATAAATCCTTACTAAGGGATAGGGGAAATCTTTTTTATTTATTTCTGGTATTTTTCTTTTTTTTGACACCTTTTAATTTTCCAGAATTTTCCATAGCATAGAAAACAGACTGGCCTTTTTTCTTGCCATACTGTTTTACCATTGCCTTTTTAATTTTTTTACCTTTTTTATTTAGTGGCATTAGTATCCAAATTTATTATCTACCATATGATAGCTATCTTGAACTGATGACAATCTAAATCTTGCTGCATATTTAGGATGTGTAGGTCTACTCATACATCCATATCTTAATGCATCGTATGCATGATCTTCTGCATTTGTATCAACATCTTCAGGATTCTTATCATCGGTGGGTAATGTCCCTAAAGTTCTAATTAAATTTCTACAATTTTTAAAAATTCTTATACCTGGTACTTTATCTTCACCTACTCGTAATCTCTTGTGAACTTCTAACTTACCATTAATTCTACTCTTTGGAGATCTATCTGATGGTCTCCATCTACAACCTTGTTGTATCATTGTCTCTGCAATACTAGGACCAACATCACCTCTCTTAGCCCATGTACTAACATCTAATACACCGTAGTGTATATACTCACCTTTTTCTAAATTAAGGACTTGTCGTGCGAAATAATCTGCTGTAACCTTTTTGGTATACAATTCTCTATAGATCCAGATATTGTTATCATAATCAATAGCAAACCAAAGGACACAAGCAGGAGAACTGTAACCCCAATCAGCAGCACGAAATTTATACCAACTACGAGGTATCTCAAAAGGTTCGACCACATGAGTTGTTTTACTAAATTCTGGAAAAGCTGAATCTTCATATGCATCCCAATCTCCATCTAAAAATTGTTTTCGCTGTACTTCAGGTAATGATGCAAGCATGATGTAATAATCATCAGTTTGCATTAGATAGGGATTGTCTTGTAGCTTAGCAGGAATAAACCTACGGGTAATAT